TCGGTGCCGATCAGGAAGGCGTCCACCCCGCCTGCCGCCGCACAGAGATGGGCATAGTGCAGCACCATGCGGCGCAGGCCCCAGTCGCCGGGCGTGCCGGACCAAGAAACCGACTGACCGGTGACACTGAAGCTCGCGGGCGTCGCCGCGCCGAACAGCGCCGCGACCTGGCTTGCGGCCGTGGCGGTCTTGTCCACCGTCCCTGCGAACCCCGCCGCGGGTGAACAGGTGATCCGCCCCCGCCACGGGAAGGCAGGTTGGCCCGTCTCGGCGGCGTTGTCGGAATACGGGTTCGGCAGCGTGTTGCCGGGCGGCACGTCCATCAGGATGAACGGGTAGAAGGTCACCCGCAGTCCGCGCGCCTTCATCTCCTGGATCGCCTGCACGACGGCGAAATCGGACGGGGTGCCGCCATAGATGGGCCGGTCCTGATCGTCGCGGCTGACGAGGAAGGCGTCGCCGCGGGTCACGCCGTTGACCGACCAGCTGGCGGGCGTGGTCGACTTGGCCGACACCTCGACGCCCGGCCGCACCTTGCAGGATCCCGCGCGCAGGTCGTCGCCGAACCACGCCACGACGAGGCTGACGCTTTCGACCGCCGGGGCCATGGCCTGCAGCCGGTCGAGCGCTTCGACCATGTCGGTGGAGTCGGCCAGCGCGTTCAGGTTCTCGGGCACCGTCGCGCCGCCATCGGTCTTGCGGATCGCCTGCGTCGCATAGGTGAACTCGCCCGAGGCGGGGATCATGGTGACGGCGCGGGTCAGCCCCTCGGCGGTGTCGGGGTCGGCCAGCGGCCGGAACACCTCGAAGGAGAGTTGCGGCAGGCGGTTGCCATAGGTCGAGAGCGCCAGGTCCTCGAAGACCACATAAGCCGTGCCGCGATAGGCGGGGGTGTTCGACGCGCCCATCTTCGCGGCGATGAACGGGTCAGGAGCCTGCGCCTCATCGCCGGGATACCAGCGCCAGGTGACGCCGGAGAGATCCATCGGCTTGCCGTCGGCCCAGATCCGGCCGATGCCGGTGATCGGGCCCTCGCACAAGGCGACCGCGAAGCTGGCATAGTACAGATACTCGGTCGTCTTGACCTTGCCGCCCCCGCCGCCCTTGCCGCCGCCCTGGGTGGTGGTCTTGGTCTCCTCGCGAAAGTCCGTCGCCCAGATGATGTTGCCGCCCATGCGCATGCGGCCATAGAGCCGCGGGATCACCGCGCCCTCGGTGGCCGAGGTGATGCGCAGCGTGTCGAGCCGCGCACCCTCGATGCGCTGCGTCGGCGCCAGCGACGAGATGATCCAGCTGTCGACCACCGAGCCGATGCTTGAGCCGATGAAGCCGCCGATGGTCGCGGCGCTGACGCCGAGGATCGCGCCGCCGATCGACCCGCCAATGGCGGCGCCAGCGGCACCGAGGACGAGCGTTGCCATGCGTGAATCTCAGCGTTGCGGAAACAGGAAAGCGAAGGCGATGCGCCGCCGCCAGGATGGGGTGAACGGTTCCTCGATCACGCCGAGCCGCTCATAGGCGTGGAGGAAGCTGTCGGGCCCGGTCAGGATGCCGACATGCTTGGCGATGGCGCGGGGCTTCATGCGGAAGAGGACGAGCGCGCCGGGTCCGGCTGCCGCCGGTTCCACCTCGATCATCATCGCCCGGGCGCCCTCGGCCAGCACCTCGCGCGGGCCCGTCTCCCCCCAGTCGCGGCTGTAGGGCGGGATCGGGAACGGCTCGGGGCCGACGACCTCGCGCCAGACGCCGCGGGCCAGCCCGAGGCAGTCGCAGCCGACGCCGCGCAGGCTCGCCTGGTCGTGATAAGGCGTGCCGAGCCAGGAGCGTGCGACGGCGATGACGCGTGCGGGGTCAGCGGAGATCACAACACCGAACCCTCATGCCCGCCATCCTTGGTGGCGTAGCGCAGGACCGCGTCCTGGCCGGGGATGTGCGGGAAGCCGCGGAAATTGGCGGTGTTGGCGAACTTGGCGCCACAGGTCTCCATCCGCTTGTCGCAGCCCGCGCGGATGGTGAAGCCGTCGCCCTCGGCGATGGCGCGCACTGGCGCTTCGAGCAGCGTCAGCACAGCGATGCCGTCCGTCACGTCATGGCCCAGTACTTCGGTGCGCCGCCCGGCATTCGCGCCGCTCGTCCAGTTCAGCGTGCCGAAGGTGAACCAGCCGGAGGTGAAAGCGTCGAGCCCAGAGGCGGTGAAGGCCCGGTCTCGCAGGAGATCGATCACAGCGCCCGCGCCCTTGTAGGCCGGATCCTCGAGATCGACGCCGCAGCGCGCATCGCCGAGCGCTGCATCGCAGGTCGCCTGGAAGGTCCGCCCGACCGTCTGGCCCAATACATGCGCGAGCGATCGCACCTCGGCGACGAAGGCCAGCCGCCCGCGCCGGATCTGGCCGATGGCCCCGCGCCGCATCAGCACGCGCTGGCCCGTGTCGGCCCAATTCACCCGCCAGACCTCGACCGCCGCGTTGTCCCAGCGGCCGTCGAGGATGTCGGTCTCGGTGATGCGGTCGGAGGTCAGCACGCCTTCCGCGTCCTGCGCATCGACCGACAGGTCCGAGCCCGAGCGAACCTCGGACGCCGTCAGCCCGCTCTCGGGTTCGAAGTCCGTGCCATCGAAGCTGAGCGTGCGGTCGTGATCGGTGAAGCCGAAGGTGACGCCGTCGGCCCGGGCGATCCGCCAGCACCAGGCGAGCGTCGTCGTGCCCTCGTCGAGATGGGCCTGCAGGGCGGGGTCGAGGGTCTTCATCGGCGCAGTTCCAGCAGCGGGATGGAGGTGATCGAGCCGAGCCGCTCGAGGTCGAGCGTCACGTCGAGCGCGTCGGTGTCGAAACGGACCGGCACGTCGAACTCGAACCCCGCGGTGATCGCGACGCCAGCGCCCGGCGCTGTGCTGAAGGTGACGAGGCCGGTCGTGGTGTCGACCGACCAGCCGGAGAGCTGCTCGACGCCCGCTAGCGCGATGCGCACGCTGCCCGCAACCGGCTTGGCGATGGCGCGCGTCCATGATTGCGCCCCGGAGGCGTAGCGCTTGACCAGCTGGAAGGCGGTCGTCGCGCCGTCGCCGGTGCCGATCGACTGGTCGGTGGACGATGGCGTGCCCGAAGGCAGGCAGGACTTATGGTCGCCCCAGTCCTTGAAGCGGAAACCGTGCAGCCGCCCGTTCCGTGCCTCGAAGAACGCGACCACCGCCGCCAGATCGTCCGCGCGGCGGAGGCCGTAGGCGACATCGTAGCGGCGGCGGCTGTTCGCCCAGCTGGCGTTGCGCTCCTCGTCGCCCGAGGCGAGCTCGACGATCTGCGTGCGCCGCTCCGGCCCACCCCGCACGCCGCGGCTGATGTTGTCGGGGAACCGGACCTCGTGAAACGCCATCACATTCCCCTCCGCCCGAGCGACACGGCGCGGGCGATGTCCGCCGCAACCTGCGTCCGCGATTGACGGAAGCTCTCGGCGTCACGCGCCATGATCGTGACGTTGACCGCGCCCGCGCCGTAGCTCTGCGCCTCACGGCGCGACAGCACCCGTTCGCCGCGTTGCAGGATCGCGGGGACTTCGTCGTGGCGTAGCCCCGCCATGCCACCACCGTGCATCCGGGGGGCAACGGCGAAGGCCATGGCCGGGACCATCCGAGAGGGCCCGGCCGATCCGACCATCCCGCCCGCATGCAGGACGTTGGCGAAGATGCCGCCCGCACCGGAGAACACGCCGGAGAGCGCATTGGCGATCGGCCCGAGGATGAACCGCCGCGCCGCGAGCTGGGCGAGATCGGCCAGCAGCGAGGTGACGAGATCGCGGAAGTTCAGCTTGCCGGTCTTCACGAACTGGCCGACCGCGTTCTCCGCCGACTGGAAGGCGCCGACGAGGCTCTGGCCGATATCGCCGCCAATGTCGCGGGCCTTGCTGGCGTAGTCCGACAGCGCTGCCGTGACCGCCTGCCAGCCGGTGACGGCCGCATCGGTCGCGGGCTCTGCCGCAGCGGCAGCAGCTCCGGCCGCCGCGCCTGCATCCGTTGCAGCGCGCCCGGCTTCACCAAGCGCCGTCTCCAGCCGCTCCGCCGCAGCGGTCGTCTCGGCCAAAGCGTCGGCGCCGTCCTCGTCGGTGCCGCGGACGGCATCGCGCAGGGCCTGCCAGCTTTCCAGCGGGGCGCGGGCCCCTTCGGCCAGATCGCGCGCCGCACCACGATAGAGGTTCGCGGACTCGAGCGCCCTGTTCGCCGCCTCGGTCAGGCCGAGATCGGGCGCGGTCAGCGGGTTGTCCTCGAAGGCCCGGTCGAACGCCGCCTGCGCCGCCGTCGTGGCAGCACTGGCCGCCCCTTCGAAGCGGTTCTCGATCTCGCCGAGGTCGAGGTCCGGAACCAGCGATATGCGCCGCTCCGACCCGAGCGCTTCGAGCCCCTGGTTGATGCCGCCGATAAAGCCGTTGATCCGCGAGACCACCCCGTTCAGCATCGCCTCGACGCCGTCGACGAGGCTGTTGGCCGCCTGGAACGCGAGATCGCCGATGGCGGCGGGCAGCAGACCCCAGATCGCCTTGATCGCCTCAAAGGCGCCCTCGAAGG